TTAATGATATTTCAATGTGGGAAAGTGGAGTTAGTTCAAGTGACTTGCAAGACTTACCAGGATCTGGTGGCCAAGTAGTAGCCATAACAAGTGGTGAGGTCGGATATGTATTCAGACAAAATCAAATTATTAGAATGGACTTTGTTGGTGGAAATACAATATTCAGATTTAGTGTAATCTCTCCGAACAGAGGGGCTGTATTTGGACAAACTGTATGTCAAGATAATAGACAAGTTTTCTTTTATGCAGATGATGGTTTTTTTCAAATTAATGGAGATCAAGTTCTTCCTATTGGTGCTGAAAAAGTAAATCGTTTTTTTGAAAGTGATTTAAATAAAGCATACACAGATAGAATTACAAGTGCTGTTGATCCATTTAATACTTTGGCTATTTGGTTATATCCTTCTAAAGATAATCCAAATACAACAGGAATTTGTGATAAACTATTAATTTATAATTATGTTACTCAAAAATGGAGTGTAGCTAAAGTTAAAGCATCACAAATTTTTAAACAATTCGTAATAGCTAACACAGTTGAATTGATGGATATTGTAAGTGAGAATTTAGATGAAATAAATATCTCTTTAGATACTCCATATTGGACAACTGGCCATTTATATTTAGGTGCTATTGATGAAAATTTTAAAGCTGCGATATTTTCAGGAACTACTTTAGAAGCAGAATTAGAAACTAAAGAAACAGAAATATTTCCTGGAATGAGAGCAAACATCACAGGAGTTAGACCTTTAGTTGATGCTAGTGCAAATGTAGTTGTAAAAACAAGAGATAGACTTGCTGATAGTGTTTCTTCATCATCTTCAAGTTCTCAAAATACAAGTGGAATAAATCCTGTAAGAAAATCTGGTAGATACTTTAGAGCAAATGTTAAAGTTCCAGCAGGAAGTATTTGGACTCATGCACAAGGGATAGATTTAAAAGCAAATCCTGGAGGATCAAGATAATGAGTGATAAAATAGATATAGACAATGTTCGTTATTCTATTGAAACTCAAGAGTTTTTTCAAAGACAGATAGAGGAAGCTGTAAATACATTAATTAACAAAAATAATACTGAAAGCGATAAAGCGTTTAGTTGGTTTATGAATTAGGAGAAATAAACTATGGCAGGAATAAAAGATTATAGAATAGTACAAGCAAACAACACAACATTGAATGGAATTGATGTCGGTGAAGGTATGCTTCCGTCAAATTTAAATAATGCCATCAGAGGCCTAATGGTCAATGTTAGAGAATGGTATAATGACGCCCAGTGGGTTATTTACGGTGATGGTGATGGTGCATTTACTACAACTTATGTAAGTACAACTTCATTTAAAATTAATGGAGCAGATGTTACTTCTCAATACCATGCTAATAGAAGAATTAAAATTCATTTAGGTACTTCTAATGTTTTTAGGCATGGAACTATTTCATCATCTTCTTTTTCAACAGACACTACTGTTAATGTAACTTTAGATAGTGGAACTTTAGCCAATGAAACTTTAACACCTTACCTTGCTATACTTACAGCAACAGATAATTCAATTCCTTTAGGAGTTATTGGATCAGGAAATTTTACAGATGGATCAGTAACAACAAATAAACTTGCAAATGATTCAGTTACAAACGATAAGATTGCAGACAATGCAGTTCAAGCATCACAGGTAAATGCAAATGCAATTACAGAAGCTAAAATAAATGCTGGTGCTGTAACCAATACTAAATTAGGTGCAGATGCCGTTAATGGATCAAAGATAGCAGATGATAGTATCGACTCTGAGCATCTAGTAGATGGATCAATAGACACAGCTCATCTTTCAGATAATTCTGTTACAATGGCAAAAATTTCTGATGCTACTATTGTTATTAATTCAGAACAAGCTGGTCATACACCAGATGATAATACTTTTTACACAACCTCTGCAGCTAACACTAGATTTTTAAATAAAGATACATCAGAACTAATTAACTCTGGTCAATCTTGGTCAGCGTCAGATGATTTTATTGCAACAACGGCTGCTATTGATGCAAGAGTTATTGATCTTGTAGATGATGTTGGTGGTTTTGTTCCAATAGCAAATGAAACAAGTTTTCCAAATGTTAATCCAGATGTTAATAATGGTGTAGGAACTATTGTGAGTGTTGAAGCACTTGCAAGTTCTCATACAGCAAATGGATCTGGTGTAGTTACGATTGCCAATGGTACTGTTGGAAATTCTACAGTTACTTTAAATGGTTGTGGTGCTAACGCATCTTTACCAGCAGGTTTTGGTATCTTGGTTGAATCTACAACTACACAACACACATACAATTTTCATAGATTAGTTCCAAAAGCTACAGAAGTTTCTACTGTTGCCTCAAAATCAACTCAAATAGGATTACTTGGAACAAGTGATGCAATAGCTGATATGAACACTTTGGGTACTACTCAAAATGTATCTGACATGAATACACTAGCTGGAATAAGTGGATTAAATACACTAGCATCAAATTCAGCTAATGTTACCACTGTTGCTAATAATTTAAGTTCAGTAAATAACTTTGCAGAAGTTTATAGAATATCAAGTTCAGCACCTACAAGCAGTTTGAATGTGGGTGACCTGTACTTTGACACAACAGCTAATGAATTAAAAGTTTATAAATCAAGTGGGTGGGCTGCAGCTGGCTCTACAGTTAACGGCACCGCAGCTAGATTTAAATATACAGCTAGTGCTAATCAAACTACATTTACAGGAACTGATGATAATGGATCGACTCTTGCTTATGACGCAGGATTTATTGACTGCTATTTGAACGGCAGTAAGCTAGTGAACGGAGTTGATGTAACAGTTACAAGTGGAAGTTCTGTTGTTTTATCTGTGGGTGCTACAGCATCAGACATTTTAGATATAGTGGCCTATGGTACTTTTAATGTAGCCTCAATTAATGCCTCTAATATTACTGCTGGAGTTCTAGCAACAGCTAGAGGTGGTACAGGTTTAAGTGCAATTGGATCGGCAGGACAGGCTTTAGTGGTCAATGCTGGTGCTAATGCTTTAGAATTTTCTACGATACAAGCGTCAGAAATAACAACTGTTGGAAATGTATTTTCAAATTATAATACAGTTTCAGCAAATACAACAACAACAACTTCATCAACGAAAAATTCGTTTTTGAAAGGACTAATTAGTGTAACAGGAAATGCAGTATGGACTATTGCAGGTAATGGAACACTAGAGGTCATCTAATCATAATCAAAGGAGAAACAATATGGCTAGTAAAATAAAAGTTGACCAGATTGAGGGAAGTGCAGGTTCTTCTATAACTATTCCCTCTGGTCAAACATTAACAATAACAGATGGTTTGGCAGCTTCAACAATAGGAAGTGGAACTTTAGCAGATGCTAGAATACCAGACTTAAACGCAAGTAAAATTACAGCAGGAACTATTGCAACAGCTAGACTTGGAAGTGGTACAGCAAACAATACTACTTTTTTAAGAGGAGATGGAACTTTTGCAGCAGCAGGTGGTGGTGGAAAAATTTTACAAGTAATTGAAGATATAGCAGATGGAGAATTTGAAACATCTTCATCAAGTTTTGTCGCAACAAATTTAAGTGTAAATATAACTCCGTCAGCAACAACAAGTAAAGTTTTAATTATGTCTGCTGTTAGTTCTGATAACAAAGACACCAGATATGTCCATGCAACTTTACATAGAGATTCTACTGAATTATCAGCAGGAAATGAAGGTATGCAAATGAGTTATACTCAAGATGGTAGAAGACTTTATGCTGGTTTGCCTTTATTAAAATTAGATAGTCCAAACACTACATCACAAGTTACATATTCAGTTCAAGTTAGAACTAATAGTGGCACAATAAGAATAGGACAAAATAATATGAGAAATTCAATAGTAGTAATGGAGGTAGGAGTATAATGATAAGATTAATAGACGCAATTATGACAATTAATCCTAATGCAGAAGTTTCAATTTTACATAATGATTATGACAAAATTACTTGGCATAACATTGAATCTATTGATAAAGCTACATTAGATGCAAAAGTTATTGAACTTCAAGCTGAAGCAGATGCAGAAGCACAAGCTAAAGTAGATTTAAAAGCTAGTGCTAAAGCAAAGTTAATTGCAGGTGAGCCATTAACTCAAGATGAAGCAAATACAATAGTTTT